CTCCGCGGCGGACCAGCCCGCCATCTTTAAAATTTACGGGAGGTGCCCCCTCCATGGGCATCGGCTGTGGTTCAGGTGGAGCAACTGTAGACATTATGCCCTGTGCCATCGCACCCTCTACTGGAGCAGACATTTCTTCTTGAGCAAGCTCGCCGATCCCTTGATCGACAGAGGCCGCCATGACCATGGCAGGCTGAACAAGGGTAAGAACAGACTCTGGAGTAGCTCTCGCGTCTTCCTCACCCACTACACCGGCCAGTTCAGCATACCTCTGTTCGATCGTAGCATCGTCTCCACGTATGGAGTTCATTACATCTTCATAATCTTCAGCGTTATCTAAATCACCAACTTGTTCAGAAGCTGCCCCTAAAACAGTGCTTAAAACCTGTGGATCAAGAGCCTGTCCTTCTTCTTGAGGCATGGCAGCGGGAGCATCCATCGGCATGGCAGCGGGAGCGTCCATTGGCATCATACCAGCAATACCGCCCTCTTGCTTGAACTCTACGCCACGGCCCATCAGGATGTCGGCCTGCGTGATCTCACCATCTTTGTTTAAATCAGGAAAAGCAGCTCCGCCCTTAGCAAACATTTGCCGCGCTAGTACACTTCTGTTCATCCGAATAACCCCGCTTGTCTTGCACCGCCTGCCGCGGACAATCCTGCTATGCCCAGACCAAGGAACTGCTGAGCTGGTGAAACACTAGGAGATACGCCTGCCGTAATAGTTTGCTGAGATGACGGCGTACCTTTGTAAATATCTGAAAGAAAAGCATAACGCTGATAGGGTTCAAACAGTTGTTGCATTTGAGTCTGACGACCAGCTTCAAGTTCAGCCTGCTGCTGAGCCTGCTGCTGTTTGCCTAAATCAAACAGATAGCCTGTCTCGCGCTGTTGCAGCCCCTGACTAAGTTCAGCCATACGACCGAAGTCCTGTGCAGCTTGTCTTTGAGCTTGTTGAGCGTTCAAAAACGCCTGCGCCTGCGATTGTGCCAAAGCCTGCGCTCTGTTGCGGTCCACCTCTGCTTGTTGAATGGCGGCGCGACCACCACCAAACGCTCCTGCACCAAACGCTCCTGCTGCCGCCTGATTTTGTTGCATATCAAAAGAGCGGTCTATTTCTGCTTGAACAGCCTGTTGATACGGGTTCATGTATGTAGAAATGCCAGAAGGGTCCATAGCCTGACTAGCTTGTTGAAGAAACGGTAGGTACGAGCCTAACCCTTGTTGAGCCATGTCAATCGCGGCTGTAGAAAGTCCGGACATTCCTGCAACTTGTTGTGCAGGTAAAGTAACCGGTTGGTCAGCTAACTTTTTTGCAGACTCTAATAAACCTAACCGATAGGCTTCAATTTCCGGATCTTCGCGGACAATTTGAATTTGGGTATCTGTTGCCATTATGCCATCGCCTTTCCACGAGACTCAAGGTTACGCATCATGTCATACATACGATTTATGCCCTTTTCATTGTTCCCGTCACCCATGCCTTTTACTGCATCAGTAGTCATAACAAACTCACCGGGCATCAGCATAGCTCTGACGCTATCTTTTCCGGGTGTTCCTTCGTTTGGCATAATCCCGCCAGTACGCCTTGGGAAGATTTCACCGCCGTCCGCTGCAAAAGTTTGTGGGTAGATAGACCTAAAATCAGGCATCTGACCCATAAACTGGTAATCTGTAGGCACAACAACTTGTCCGGGTGTTCCTGAGCCTCTACCGGCTAACAAATATTTGTCTGGATTATCTCTAAGAAGGTCTGAACCCGTAACCCCTTGAATATCATCAATATTTAATTCTGGTTGTTCTGGCTTACTAAAGAAGCCGCCTGCTGCGGCTCCTAGCCCAGCTACGGCGGCCGCGGGACCAAATGTTCTAATAATACCCGGTGCAGATTTGGCCGCTAAATCTGCTGCTGCTTTTAAGTTTTCCGCAGTTTGCGGTATATTGTTCGCGGCTAATATCTCTTGAGCGGTTGCTCCCGACGGCATAAAGATATCTCCCAAAGACTCTGTAAATGTGCGTCCACCGGGAGTAAAAGCATCTTTAATAGAACTCATTAAACTAGGTGTCTCAGGAATGATGTCAAAAGTTGTGCCCGTAGCAACGTCACCTGTTCCAGAACCAAGTAAATCAGAGGCTCTGCCGCCTATATTAGAAATACGCTGGTCTATGGCAGAAAGACTGTCTGGGCTTCCCGCCGTGCCTCTGCCGCCCGTCAAAGCGTCCCTGAAGCTCTCGTTCCGAACAAAATCGTCCGGAGGAGCCGCTTCGCCTATTGTGCCACTCGCATCAGCGACTTGACCTTGGAATTGATCTGCGCCACCAGCATCTGAAATAGTTGTAGTGTTAGGTACGCCTTGAACAGCTTCTAACCCAGATTTACCAAACTGACCTGTAGCAAGTTGCTTACCAGCAGTTGTGAGATTAGAGAATTTAGCGGCGTCTTTAATACCTTGAACAGCCCCCGCTGATATACTTGTGCCTGCGCTTCTCGCGGCCAACGCGCCCTGAACACCCGCTGTAGCACCACCAATTGCGCCACCAATTAAAGCGTTCTTAAACGCGTCTTTAAGGCTTCCGCCTTGAATGAGCGTACCAATACCTGAGCCCAGCGCACCTGCATATATGGCACCTAAACCGGGGAATAAAGCATTAAGAGCAAAGGGTATGATTACGGGAGCGGCTTTTTTAACAACTTTTACAACGCTTTTAAATGCCTTTTTAACGCCTCTAGCAACGCCAGAAACAGCTTTTTTAATACCACTAAATATTTTCTTTAAGAAAAACTCCGGCATACCGGTGTCTGGATTGATAGAGTTTACGCCAGAACCGACAATATATTGTTCTGGGTCTTCTACACCTAGCTCTCGTAAATGACTAAAAATAGAGTCTTTTAAATTCGGGTTATTGTCGATTAAAGCTTTTGGTACAACGAGTTCACCTGTTTCAACGTGAGCTACTGTATCATCGCCATAACGACCATAAGAAGCCATACGACGGGCGATAGGATTAAAAGTAGCAATACCCGCAGAGCCAAACTCTTGTTCTGCCTCTTCTTTTTCAAGGGCTTCAATTTCGTGATCCTCCATGTAAAAATCGGCGATACCGCCGGAAGGAAACGTAAACTCTTCTTTTTTTGCCGCTGTGCTTTTCATATCAACCACTCAAATCTGGTTTCACACCCATAATATACAATGTTTTTCTTATCTAGTCTATTAGGTGACTACCTTTACTGTGCCGCTATCGTTATATAGTGCTCCCGTCTCCAACCCTGTGGGAGAAGTAGGAAGGTCTGTAAGGGTTATTGTGGTGCCTCTTAGTTCACCGGGATTTTGTATTTGTGTAACAATTTGCGTTAAAGCACGAATAAGTTCATCAAAATAAATGCGGTCATACTCTGCTGGAGGCAACGGAAATTGAGGTAAGGGTACTTTACTAACGCTCATCTCTTACCGTCCTGAACAACTTCAACTCTTGGTGAACCAAGTCTCCAGTTCATAAGAGTATTGCTGGACTCAACCCTTACACCAAACGATCTGCCCCTTACACGAACAAAACTTTGTGTGGCACTGTCACCAACATTCACTGTTTTTGAGGTTACATACCCTGTTCCCGGAAATCTTTCTCCTTTTATAGTGAAAACAGCTTGGTTATCCGCACTTGTTTCAGAGTTGTTGAAGCTAATATCTGGTATTAAGCGTTGAACAAAAACAAAACCATCACCGTCACCTATATCTATTGGGCTTGACTCAATAAACGATGTCATAGCAGTGCCGTCATCGTCATTAGTCTTTTCATGGTTATAAATTAAAGTAGCAACACTTGCCATTGGATATTCGTAAACGCCCTTATCAACCCAAGCAGACCTGCCAAATGCACCTACATACCAAATCTTTTGTTCATAGTTGTAAACTACATACTTGTCATTCTCTGTTGCTGAAGCAGATGGATAAAACCAAAACACCTCACCAAACTCAGAGTTGACTCCTGCTACAATCTTTTCAAATGCATCTTCATTTAAGTCATTGAAAACATGATCTCTAACGGTGCATGGTATGGGCTGCACTCGTCCTTCATAAATATAAAACCTGTTCTTGCCCATCCAAAACACAGCGTCTTCTACAGCCACTGCCCCCATTGGGGATATAGCGGTGGTGTTGGTAGATATCTGGTTTATGCCAAAAGTAAAAGGAGGCCCTATGAACTGCATACTATGAACAGAGGAGTCGGTGAGAACTATTATTTCTCTACGTGTTTTAACCGCTTGTATGATTGCCGATCCGCTCTCAACTCTTAAATCACCAGCAGTGTTGGTAGCGGTTGCCTCCCAATCAAAGGCATTTTCTTGGTCACTAAACCTGATTAAAAGCCTATCCAGCTCAGTAGATCCTTGTGGCGTAGTGCCAAAAACAAGAACATGACGGTCGCTCGTAACCATAACCTGCCTGTTCTGCAAAGGCACAGATGTACTAAACTCGCTTATTTTAAACGCTCTGGTAGACACACCGTCATTTTCACGCCAAAAGAATAATTCTCCACCTCTTGGACAAAGTATTAAGTTTTCACCAAAGTTATCTTGTGTATATATGCGGAGGCCCGTGGTCGTTGAAATGGGTTCAGACGATGCCAGACCCCAACCATCGGCACCCCAAGTTCCAGCACCCCAACCAGAACCTAGTAGCTGTCTTGTTGAACCTCTATTTAATTGATATTCAGCCTCAATCAAGCCTGAATTGGTTAAGGTAAAACCAGCGTTTGAAGAAAGAGTAATAGTGTAAGTATTACTGGTGGGAACGGTTATAATCTCATGTTCTTTTACTAATAAAGTAACTAAAGAGCTAAGTTGTGAAGGCAATTCACAACTTGTGAACGTGACAAAATCTCCAGCTAACGCCCCGTGATCGTTGTCTGTTATGGTAACAGTTGTACTGTTAAAAGTGCTTGTAAACGTAATAACTGCGTTTGCGACAGGCGCAGCGTTGATATTAACAGAAAGAGAACCAAGGCCAGACGAGGCTAAAAAACCAGAAGGAGAAACAATTACGTTTGTCATATTTCACCCCTTAATCGCCTACAGGAACAAGAACACCCGGCTCTATAGACACCTCAACTGTGCCAAGAACAGTTACACCAACTATTTCAGCCTTAGTTTCAATTACTTCTGTTGCATCAAGTGTAACAGAACCAAGACTAGCTGTTAAACTTAAACCTGTTACGGTGCTTTCTACATCAACATCAACTGGTTTTTTAACACTACGTCTTATGGGTGTAATGTCATTATATGTGCCACCAGACTCAATGTAATATTTTCTATCTGTACCTAAACCAAGGAATTTGTCGCCAGCTAAGTTTGTCCAAGTGTGTAAGGTTCTAGGCGTACCAAGGTAGGTGTTATTAGATAGTTTTTCCCAACCACCTATCTTTTCCGGATAACCAAAACGAAATCTAACTTTGTCACAGTCATTCCAACCACCTTCATTACTATATGAAGTAGTTTCCTTGTTTATTCCGGGTTTAAACTGTAATTTAGTTAGAGGCATTAATACGTCTTTGCTGCTTCGTTGTGTGGAACAGGTGACGGGTCTGCTGCTTTTTCAATATTACCTGCTAGAACTATTCTTTCTGCTGGTGTGGCACTAACGCTATGCATCATTATCGGAGGGAAAACAATTAGTCTGCCTTCTTTAGCCTCAATGTTAACACCCTCTAAGCGTAGAGGACTGCTTCCTTCTGCACATTTTAAAAAGTAAACAAAACTTAAATGTGCAGGAAAATGATGATGAGGTACTGTATTTTGCCCTTCTTTGTACCTAGCAACCCAAGCATGAGTTAGAACCCAAGCAGGTACACAAGCAGCCCAAGGATGGTCGTTTATAAGTTTTATCAGTTCGTCAAGAACAGGATTAAGAGCGTTTGTTTCTTCCCATATACACCAATGAGACATATCCGCTTTTACATTGCTGGAATGACTTTGACTATCAGTAAAGGTGTTACAGTATTCTTGCGCTTCTGGAGTAACAATACTGTTATCTGTGTCTCGTATTAGTACAGGCAAATCTATTGATATTTGAACAAAGTTAGCTTTTGTACTAAATCCCTCTTGAGGTTCAAAAGGGACGCGTTGATTTAACACAGGGTTTTTATGGTCATTTACATTTGGAGAGGGCAACAATCTTATTACTCCTCAGTATCTTTTACTGCTGCTGTTCTTTTTTGACCAGCGGATAAGAAAGATGGTGTAGAACCAGTTGTTTTAAGATGTGCTGGATATATTCGATAAACAACATCGTCTAAGTCTGCTTCAGTCCATTTTGACTGTAACTCAAGAAAAGTCCATGTACCGTCAGTAAATGTAATCTTTGCGGTTCCATTATTAATTTCTGATACTGTGTATTCCATACTCATTGTGTTTATCCTCTATATATTATGGGGCGTTTCCTTGAACAGTTCCATTGTTAGTAAAAGTCAAAGTTCCCCCTGACGACCTAGCGTATTTTCCAGCAGCACCACCGGCACTGCCAGCAACACCATTATTGTAATTGCCGTTAACACCAGTAGCTCCAGTAGCTCCAGCACTGCCAAAACCGCCACCAGCACCGCCAGCACCGCCAGCACCAGAGTTATTAGATCCACTGCTGCCAGAAGCACCAGATCCAGCAGATACGCCATAGCCAGCACCCACACCACCAGCACCGCCACCTCCACCAGAAGAATACGAAGTGCCTGTAATATTCAAAGTGTAACGATAGAATGGCTGACCATCATTGTAAACATATTGAACCATCTGGTAGCTACCTCTTGAATAGACACCATAAGATGTGGTTACGTTTGGAAATGTTTGTATAGGATAGAAATAACTTCCTCGAACATCAGTGCCGTTATTCCTAATAAAATATTTATAATTCCCATATTCCAGATAGGCCCAATATGTAACGCCCGAATAGTAACCAGTAGTGGACGTATAGCTGCCTTGACCACCTGTGCCGCCAGTACCTCCACCTCCACCGCCAGAACGAACAACGCCGTTGTTAATAAACGTGCAAGTGGTTGCTGATTCAAACGCGTCACCACCAGCCTGACCAGCCGCACCCCCATAACCAGACAACGTGCCATTGTTGGTGATGGTAATAGTGCCTGCGCCACCAGAAGGAACTTCTAACGCTTCTTCTGACGTGCTTGTTGCACCTAACTCAACACCACTATCAATCACGATTTCTTTTGGATAATCCAAATCAAAATCATCGCCAAAAATTGTACTGGCATTTTGATTGGTTGCACCGCTGGTATATGTTTTGCGAAAGCCCTTAGCGGTGCTTCTAAAGTCTGCAATTTTAATTTCACCGCTTGTCGGAACAGATGCGGCAAGATTTGTAGCAGTGTTGTCACTAGCTTTGGCTTTTATGTTTGTTCCACCACGATACAAATCTGAATATGAAATAGCAGAAGACCCGCCTACGAACTCAGTTCGTAAGTCCGAAAAACTAACTGCGCCACTCGATGCGATAGCCATTAGATTGACCCAAATGCAGTTACATCATCAACGGTTACAATCTCACCATCATCCGCAAACTTAATCTTTGCAGTGCCATTATACTTAAATAACAGATTGTTACCGCTCAACTCTATTGTCCACTTACTTGAACCAAATTGAATAGCCTGACTATTTGTATCCAACGTACCTCCAAGCTGGGGAGTCGTGTCGTTAACAAGGTCGGTAGGAACTGAAAGCACATTACTAACATCTGTTACAGCAGCCCCACCACCAGCACCGTCACAGAAAATAATTTTAGAGGTTCCGTTGCTTACGCTTACATTTGCACCAGAACCCTGTGTAAAGGTTGCTGTTTGACCAGACCCATTGTTAACAATAAAGAACTTTTTAAGTGTGTTAGGTGATATTGTAATCGTGTTTGTACCAGAGGGAGAGCCTATTAAATTTAAAAAATTAAACTGAGCCTCTGATGCCGTTCCGTCACTAGCAGTTAACGTATGCGTAGTGCCGCTAAGTGAAATATTTCCTACTCCACCAAGACGATCAACAATATCGAAGTTTGTATTAGTTGTATCGCCCCAAGTTCCAGCCTGTTCGCCGGTAGCGGGTTTTTCAAGACCAATGTTTGTGTATGAACTAGCCATGTCTCATTTCCTTTTCAGGGTTTCAAACAAATATACAGCAATATTTTTTATGCCGCAACCTCTGTCCAAATGTTAGAGGTTGATGGAACAATCCTGCCCCAAATTATAGGGTCAGAAATACTGCCTGTTCCAACCACTCCTGTTAATGACACAACAGCCGTGCCAACTACCGATTCACTGCCAAGACCTGATGTCATAGCTATTCCAGTAGGAATAGGTGCAACATCTATAATAATAGTTTCACTACCTAAAGCGGATGTCGCAGCAACTCCTGTAGTAGGCGCACCTGTGTTAGTTTCAATACCTACACTAGCAAGTGTACCTGTGCCAGCAACTCCTGTAAGTGTTAAAACACACGTTCCAACAACACTTTCATCACCAAGCCCAACAGAACCAACTAAGCTGTCTTCAGTAGCAATCGCTCCTGCACCAACTAAAACCGACTCAAGAAGTGTTGTTCCTACAACACCTGTAACAGTTGTGGTTGAGTCACCAACAACAGTTGGAGTGTTTAAGTTTGTAGTGCCTACTAAACTTGAAGGGGTGATAATCTGACCAACGTCAGCGTTAACACCGCCACCCCATACACCCTCACCCCAAGTTCCATTACCCCAACCAGTAAGGCTTTCGGTTGTTCCTAAAACACCTGTTACGGAAAAAGACACAGGTATTGAAACAACAACTGTGCCCACCGCACCTGTGCCAGTTACACTGGTTGGCTCTGCAACATTAAATATAAAGATTCCTGCACTGCCTACAGCAGTTGTTCCCGCAACGCCCGTTGGCGATACAAGAGCACTACCTGAAACAGATTCATCGCCCAAGGCTGAAGTTGAAGCGAGTCCTGTAACAGCCACTGTGGCATCAGCAAAACCGCCCCAACCACTTGCGTTCCACGCACCTTGACCCCAACCGTTTACAGACATAATAGCCTGCCTTTAGGCGATACGGATAATCGCGCTGGATCCGTTTGCCGTTGGAAACTGTATTGTAAACGTGCCAGATGTAGATGACTTATTACTTGTAAAATCTAGTACAGCCACGGCTTTGTTACTGTCTGTGCTGTTGTATATCAAAGCACCCATTGCAGTGATCGTTGCTGTAGTAAAACTTAAATCAGCAAAATCTGTAAAAGCTGTTGTTCCAGATGATGTCGGGTCTACTCTAGTTAGAGTTCCACCACCAGATGCATATGACCCACTGTTTGCAACCTCACCTGTGGTTGTGAACGCTGTTGTAGCCGCTCCCAGTGTAGCAGTCGTGCTAGACTTACCGCCACCACCTTCTGCGTATAAAGCCAGTTTAAAAGTGTCGCCACCTGAGTTTTTAAAGTTGTGCACACCCTCTAAAAGTTCTTTTTTAAAAGAGGTGCACATTGCTTGTGCTATAGCCATGTCTATATTCTCCTAACAAGTTCAGCCATGTCGCTGTTTCCAGCCTGTGACATCTTGTTGGCGATAGTAGCACGTTCTTCTCGGCGCGCCAACTCCATGTAATGATATAATACATGACGCAAATGATTTTGAAAAGCCTCGGCTTGATCTCGTATTGCAGGAGGAGCCGTGTTAGACACAGACATAATTTTATCCATAGCTAATTCAACTAATTGTTCTGTGGAATGACCGCCACCATCAGAAGTCATAACATTAACAGAAGATACCTGCACACCTGTTTCAAAACTAATCATTTTCTTCCTCATAACTTACGTTTGGTATATCGTGCCTGCCTATTAAAACAGGATCTTTTCCATCTAAAGGTTCTGGGGGCGATAAGCCCTCTTCGTGTAAATATTTAGACAACTTGCTTTGTTTAGACACAACAAGCTGATTATCCACCATTCTTTGAACTAAAGGATCTTCAAGTCGATGATAACCATACAACTTTTCGTTTTCAGGAACATTGGTGTCTAAAAGACCAGAATGAGGAGCTACTTCAACAAGCACTCCTCTAGACAAAGCCGCTGCACACCAAAACTCTACACAGGCTCTGCCCGCTTCTGCAAAATGAATGTTTTCTTTGTAACTAAAATCTATGCCATACAGGCATACTTTTGCAACTTTGGAGTAAATAGCAAAGGCCATGGCGTAAGCCACGGTATTGTTAAAGTAACAAAAAGACACGTCTTTTATGACTTTTTCCAAGGGATACTCTATTATTTCAGGCACTCTACTATCTAAAGCACAAGAATAAATCGGGCCCTTGTTTGGAGTCTGTAACAAAAACTCTTTTGCTATCCCTGTTTGTTTTCCAGCTTTTACGTCATCTAAAAAACGCTCTGCCGGGTCCATCATGAAAGTGCGGTCAACTTGTAATACCGCACCTATACAATTTATACCCCAGATTTCATCAAATTTTTTAGAATTTATCCTATGTAAAACAAAATCGCTAAAGCTGCCTCCCATAGCCACAATAGCGATTTCTTTCCCTTTCAGGTTTTTTTTCATTGTTTCCTAACTCTTGTTAATCCCTCTCTATAAGCATCTGTATTCTCTACACCTTCTGCATAAAGTTTTAAACGAGTAGCAGCCTCAATAAACCGCTTTTCATATTCTTGCGATAGAGAAGGATCTCCTTTCATAAAGGTGTAGGCATCCACTAAACAACCGTATAAAAGAACATCTGGAGCATTTTCTCCAAACCATGAAGTACCTGCACTTCCAGTTATAGAACTTGGTCGATAATAATAATGAAGTTCACAAGTATAAGCAGCGTCTGGAGTAGGAGCTAGTATAAAGTTGTCTACATCAAACAAACTGTAATACTTAGGTGTACCTGTGGTAGATGGGTTAGGCGTGTGCTCCTGTAAAAAATTAACATCCTTCTGAAGTAAAAAAACATTTTCATTGTTTTTTACTATAGATAAAGAGAAAGATGCTAAATAATCTGAAGGAGCGGCTAAAAACTTATTGCCAGAAGTGGTTGACGCTGTTGCGTTTTTCCTAAAAAAATCAAGATCAACTAGTTTTAACAGCCGCTCTTCTGTGTTTTTAATAAAGTTATCTAAATTGTTAACAAACGTGGTTTCGCTGTTTTCTGTGTAATCTTGGATAGCTGTTTTTAAGGTAGTATGTGTATAAGTCATTTTTTACACTATTGTTATGTTTCCGACCATGCTGCTATGCACAGTGCATTGATATACCAAAGAAGTATCACTTGGTTCATGTGGCACAATAAATTGTGTAACACCTGTAACACTATTGTAATTTTCTGTAACACCTGTTGTAAACGCGGAGCCCCCGGAACTGGTTCTTATTTGTAAAGGATGACCACTAACATGACTAGAGTTATCTATTATGTAAGTATGTCCTTTGTAAAAGGTAAAATTAGGATTATTTCCGGAAGTAGCACCCGGACCAGAAAATTGATAAGCTGATCCTGTAGCCGCCGTTGTGGTGTATTTAGTTACAGGACCAGTGGTTTCATCGTTTAACCTAATCCAAACCCCACCATGAGCAAAATACAGCCCACCAGTTGCGTGAACGTGAGCTACAGCTCCATGATATGTTGAAGCACTAGGTAAATCGCTCAAAGCACCATAATAAAAGACTATTTTGTTTGCACCAGAACTAACATCAAAAAGACCATTTGCATCTATTATATCAGTCAAAACGCTAGAACTGTTTCCTAACGCTGCATAAATCTCATTGAAATTGTCATTAATCTTATCCGCACCAGCACGAAGAGTATCACCTGTGCCATCGTTTGCGCTTGATCCAATTCCTACTGTTTGTTTTGCCATTTAAGCCTCGTCAAAAGTCCTACTTGTTGCATCAAGTGTAACACTTGTTGAGTCAAAGGTCGATGTTGACGTTGTTACAGAAACTGTTACAGACCCAAGTGTAATAGTGGAAGAAACACCTGTTAACTCAACAGGGGTGACAACAGCCCCACTAAAAGTAACTGTGCCAACTTTACCCTCTGCTTGAGGAACCAACTCATACCGCAAAGTGGTTATGTTAAAAACAGGAAACTCAATTTTAGCGTTAAATATGTTATTAGTGTTTGGTCTAGGTTCTCTAAGTGTTTGTGGGTCATGTACTTTTTTAAAAGGTCCAAGTTGAGGATGTTTTCTTTCAAATTCATCCTTCCCGACTAATAAACCGTTCCATTCTTTACGCATGTCTCTGTATCTATAACGCATTCCAGAGCGATCAGATATGGCGTAAGCATTTTTTCCAGAGGCGTATCTAGCCATTAGTTTGCCCTAAAGTAAGCATATTCCGGAGTCACTGTGAAACTAGCTCTATCTCTGTCCTCTCCCATAGCTCTTTCAAACTCTTCCTCATATATGACTTTTAACATTTGAGTGCGTTCAGGAGCGCGTTTAAGTGAAAGATAGTAGGCTAAACCAGCCGCTAAACAAGGATAGAACCTAAAAGGTACGTCCAAAGTGTTTACGGCAGTATCAGCGTCATCTATGCGTGTTAAAGCATTGTAAACGACCACATCCGTGCTGTTATCGGGTGTTGGCCATAAACGTAAGCTGGGCGTTACTTGTCTATCCAAGAAAAACTGTGTGGGCCTACCAGTGGTGGCTTTAGTAGGAATGTTTAGATCGTCATCCCGACTAACTCTTGTTAAAGAAAAATCCGTGCTACTACGCGTCACAACAGCACTTAATATGTCTATTATGTCCGTAGACAGAGCGTATGTTCTTGTCCCAGAGGTTAAGGCTTGTGTTCGTTGCGTTATAGTCCACTGATTAAGACCACGATTGGCCCACTCAGCTAACATTAAGTTAAGAGAACGCCGCGCAGTTTTAAGGTCATAACCGGTCCTAACCTCTAACCCACAACGCTCAAAAGCCTCTTCTACGTAATCGGATACGTCTAATTCAAAATCTACACTTCCAGAAACAGCCATCACTTATCTTTCGCATACAAGTTATCAAATATCTGGTTCACATCCATTGTATAGTCT